CGTACGATCTGCTGGCACACCTCATGTGGGTGGGCATTCAGATACTGCTTTGTAAACGAGGCGGCGCCAGCTTCTGTCTTGGGATACTGCAGGTTCAGGGACTCGAACACCTTCCGCACGCTGTCCGCGGCCCACGGTTCAATGGCCACGCCTGTCTTGTGCTTGATGTCGTCCTTCAGTTCTTGGACCTTGAGCTTGAGACCCTGCTTGGCGATGTCCGCTTTGTCGACATCCACACGCACGCCATTGGCCCGCATCTTCACCATCAGCGGAATGAGAGATGTCTCCAGATCAAAGATGTGTGTCAGCTCCTGAGATGTGATCTCTGTCTTCAAGCGGTCCCAAAGCTTCAGCGTCATGAGCGCATCCTGCTCGGCGTACGCTCCGACATACGACGGCGGCAGCCGCCACATATCTGCCTTGGGGTCAATGCCCCAGTCCTTTGCCGCAGCGCGCAGCATCTTCTCGTCCTTGCGCATATCGATGTAGTCGCGGCCTAGGTTGTTCAGGCTGTATGACCAGCGGTTCTCGTCGATCACAGGGGCGGCCACCATGGTGTCGATGATCCGACCTTGGACCTCGACCCCTTCAGCAAGCAGCCAGCCAGTATCGTAGGTCGCGTTGTGCATCAGCTTGTCAATGTGCGGCGTAGCCATCTGTTTGCGCAGCCACTTCAGGGTCATCTTGGGATCCATGTTGTGTCCGTTCTCGTGACGGATCGGGAAATACCAAGCATTGTCGCCCGCAGCTACAGCAATGCCAACGACAAACCCGTCCTTGCGTGCCCAGCCTGGGCCCATGGTCGTGAGGTTCGGGTCGCAGGTCTCGAGGTCGATCGCGATCTGAGGATACTTTGTCAGGTCAGGGAACTCTGGTGGGATGTTCCAATCAGGCTCGAGCTTCTCACCCAAGTCCATGCGGTCCAGAAAGGAGATAGTGCTCTTGTCTTTACGGTCTCTTGCCATGTTCCTCAGTCCTTTGTTGGGCGGTCATCTGTGCCTGTGCCGCGCTCTTCGTATGCAATCAAGAAGGCTATGCAGCAGCCCGCATGCCAGAGGTGCGAGCGCCCCGTTTCTTGATCCTTGTTCTCGCCTGACCACCATGCCCACATATGACGCATCAAAGCGCCAAAGACACGAGACCACTTCATCCCCTTCTCCCAGTTGCGGTCATCATATTTCTCCGCCCCAAAGGTCAGGATGTCGCCCACGGCTACAATGAGTTCTGGTGGGATCAGTTCCATCCGCACCTTGTCGGTGTCGTCCTTGTGGGCTCCAGTCTTCAAGAGTTCTTCTCGGTTATCTGACATCGACCATCACTCCCGCTTCCCTGAACATCTCCATCGACAACGCGATGTCATCCTCCCAGCGCTCAACGAACTCCTCGTCAGGCGTGGGCCAGCACACGTTCGCTACGCCCATCTGGATAATCTGTGCCGCGCACTGGGTGCAGCAAGGATGTGTGCAGAAGAGTGTCGATCCGTGGACCGAGGTCGTAGCAAAGCTCAACGCGTTCCGCTCAGCGTGCAGCACCATCTTGTATTTAATGGACCGATCATTCAACCGCTTCTGGCTGTCGATCACACCACGAGGCAGACCATTGTAGCCCCCGGCTACAATGCGCCGCTTGTCGTCGAAGATTACCGCGCCGACCTTGGTGCTCGGATCTTTGCTCAGCTATGTCATATGCTTGGCCATGTCGACAGCCCAATCCCAAAGTCGCCCTTCTTTAAATGCGTAGCTCATTGTATCGTCTCCTTCTTAGGCCAAATGTGTTTGTCGCATTTCTCGCACATATCCTGGGAGTATTTGTCCCACCAACAAACCCACTCGTGACCGCAAGAACACTTATAGTCCCAAGGGACAAGGGAAGATCGAGTCATAGCTGATACCTATATTTCTTTTTGCTTTCGATGATGTGCAGGTTCTCCCGTGTACGGGTGATACCCACGTAGAACGCGCGGTGCTCGTCGTCTGGATACGAAGTCTCCTCGCAGGCTCTGGTGCTGCCGAGATACACTGCGCAGTTTTCGTCCTCCCCACCCTTCATGGCGTGGAAGGTGGACAGCTTGATGCGCGGCGGCTTGGACAAATCCTCACCGGACTTCTCAACGTGCCGTAGGTAGGCTTGTCTGGACTGTCCGAAACCCAAGACGTCAAAGACATCCCTGTATTCCCCCAGCAGGTTGGGTTGCTCCAGCAGACCGAACTCGTCAGCCAGCTCACGCATCGTCAACCGTGCTTCTGGGTCCGCGGCCTCGAGCAGCTTCTTTGACCCACGCTTTACGACAGCCTTGTCACCCTGCTTGGGCACAGCCTCATACATCGTATAAACGCGGCTCAGGTCCACTGCCTTACCGGCGGCCAGCTCACGCCACGTGTTGATCGTCTCAGCCTGCTCTCTGGTGATCGGGGCGCTGCCCTTCAGAGAATAGTAGTAGCCCATCTCCTCGATCTCTTTGGCCATGCTGTTGACGTAGGAGTTGATGCGGCACATCAATGTCCAAGACCCCGTCTGCAACGGCAGGCTGCTCAGGTCATAGTGCCATGTGACAGATCCCTCACGGTCGGTTGGGTGGTAGGTCTTCGGCACACGGTCCTTGATCCTACGAACCACGCGCTGCGCCAGGTCAAACACCTTCCTGGGCAGGCGGTACGATTGTTCCAAAACAATGCGGTTCGGGGACATATTGATAAACTGCTTGACGTTCACCCCTGTCCACCGGTGAATAGCTTGGTCATCGTCCCCCGCAATCCATACTTCCGTAGCATTGGCAGCCATGTGCTGGACCATTGCCCACTGCAGCGGCGTCAGATCCTGTGCCTCGTCAACAATCAGAACCTGCAGGTGCGGTGACTCGACGGTCTGAGTGTACACATCGATCATGTCCACGAAGTCCAGCTTACCGAGCTTCGACTTGTACTCGATCAGCGTGTCTCGAACCTGCTTGCACTTGAAGAACGACAGGTCCGAAGTGTCGTGGTCCTTCCACTCCTCGCGGATGTCAATCATGCGGTAGCGTGCACGATCGATGACCTTCATGTACTTGCTACCACGGCGCAGGTCTGACGGTATGAGCATACCGTCCTCCGGCTGTGTGTTGATAATGAACTCCTCGCCCAGCATTTTGCCCAGCTTCTGGTAATCAGGCGGGCTCATGACGTCATCCCGTTTGATCTGCAGCCCAGAGAACCCAGTCGAGTGCAGCGTGCGGAAGTTGATCAGCTGCTTGTCGTCGAGGTTGAAGCGGTTCTTGGCGCGCTCCTTTGCCTCTTGGATGGACTTGCGAGAGAACGAAACAAACGCAATGTGCTGTGGGTTCATGCCGGCCTCGAGATGCTTCTCAATGATCTGCATCAGGCGCTCAGTCTTGCCGCAGCCCGGAGGTCCGAAGATCTGTGTGCTGTTCTCAATCATAGCTCATCTCCTCCAACCATGCGTTGATCACGTCTGGTGACCAGCGCAGCGTGGACCTTGAACCTTGGCCCAAGCGCATCGGCGCCGGCATACTGTCTTCTTTGATCCACTTGTATACGGCCGCGGGTGTGACCTGCAGATACCCTGCAAGTTCTCTGACTGAGATCATCCGATCAGAAGGGTATGTCATTGTTGATCTCCTCTACTGGAAGCTCGATCTCTTCCTCCTTCATTTCTGGAACCCACCAAACTCTGAGGCTGCCCCATGAACCATCGGCTTTCTTGTAGCGCTGGGTGCCGTTGAAGCTCTGCTGCCCGTTCAGGCGTTTGATCTCCTCCTGCAGTTTTGCTCGGTTCTCGGACCACGGATGCTTCCGGTTCTGCAGGAAGTTGACCAGTCCCTCGATACGGAACTTAACCAAGCCGTTGTCATGATAAGGCTTGCCCGTGTGCAGCTCCTCTGGATCATAGGCTTGCGCACTGCCGTTGCAGTATGATTGCAGAAGGTCTTCGAAACGCCCTGTCATTGTCAGCTCTCGATCGACCTCGATGTAGGTTGCCTGCTTCAGCATCCCGTTCACCATGGCTGTCCAGTCTTGCTCCTTCATCCTCGAGGGCATGAAGTTGATCTGCGTAAGACAGGCCTTCTGCCACTGCGCCTGGTTGTGCAGCTCGTCCACGTTCAGCTCTACACGCTTCCCGTTCACATCCATGAAGTAATACGGAGGCTGGGACAGAATGACAGTCAAGCCGCCAACCTGTGCCTTGCTCTCGCTATCTCCGCCAACGCCATACTTCTTGGTGCGGCAAACCTCTTTGTCACAGTGCGAGCAGAACGGCTCGATGTTGCAGGTGTAGAAGTAGTCTTTCTTCTTCAGCTGCTTGACGATGCCAATCACCTCTTGGGCGTCGAGCATAGGCTCCATGAACACGCGGTTGTATTCCTCAACCATCCGCTCCCATGTGTCGCTGTATTTCAGTTTGGCGTACACGCCCATCTGCAGAAGTGTGTTGTTTCTCATTTCACCCACTGTCCCTGTTGCCACCAGCAGGCGCAGACAAGGAGGCCCGTCAGTGAAGTGCTCCTGTGATCCCGCAAGGTCGAGAGAGTCCAGAGAGCTCATCGCTGTGCGGTTCTTCTCCACGCTGTCCAAGAACTCCTCGAGCTCCATGGCTTCTGCCTTCTTGTCGAAGGCGTAGCGTGTGGTCTGCTCCGCGTTGAAGTATGGCATATTGATAAAGTTGCCGAGGTCGCCGCGCTCCACCAGGATCTCGTCCTGTTTTGGGAAGACCTCGCACCCTGAGAAACCCAGAGCGATCGACATCTCCGTCAGGTGCTCACGGATCAGTGACGCTGGCTGCCAGTCTTGCAGAAACAAATACAGGTGTGCGCCACCAGACTTGGTGCGGCAGTGGAACAACGGGAGCTTCAGATCTTGGATCTTGCGCTGCAACGCAGCGTGGTCCAGATCATACACGTCGATATCCAAGGCACCGAAGCGGCACTGGTTGGCAGGGCTGGTCGTGATTGGGATCGCACCGATGCCTTGCTTGCCATCAATGTGTGCCTGTGCTTGTGCCTCGGTCAGCTGACCGCGACGCACAAAGCTCTTTGCTTCTGCTTTGCCCTTGCGGCCAACACGTCCTACGGTTGTCTCCCCGTATGCTGCATCGGAGCCCTCAAAGGCGACAAGCAGTCTTTTTGCTAAGGTCATAACTTGCTCCTGATTAATTGATGAGGGGGCGAGATCGTTTGGTGCCCCGCCCCCGAGACTTAGCTAAGTTAGCTAAACCCGACTCTAAAAAGGAATTTCCGAGTCATCATCAACACGGGATGAACCAGCTTGCTCCTGACCGTCGTTGGCTGCGGCCTTGAGTTCCCCGGCTGCGACCGACTCACGGAAGGTCTTGGCCTCGAGGAGCAGGTCACGGCTCTCGACAAGCCCGATCTTCTCGACTGCCCAGTTGGACCACGAACCTTGGTCATTGCTCTCCTCAACAGAGGTCAACTTCCACATCGTGGCGAACACCGGAGGCGTGATCATCTGACCAGTCTTCGGGTGCTTGAGTTTGTTCATCGCGATCTGCGTCTTCCAGCGGCGCGACACCTTGAGCTGTGTCGACTTCATGTCGATCACAACGGGCTGGGTCATGCCTTCCTCGTCAACGACAAGGCAGAAGTGCTGCTCAGATTTCACAAGCTCGTTCCCTGTGGGCAGGATCTCCTTAGACCCTGAGCGTGTAGTGCGCTGCAGGACAGGGTCGTTTGCTGGGATCTCACCACGGAACCCGCCGCCTTGATCACGAGGTACGAACTCGAGATACTTGGTGGTCTGGAAGCAGGGGATCACAGTGAGACCTGTCTCGCCGTCCCAATACTGGCCGGTCACATTGTTGAAGGCGTCACCTGCATCGGCGCCCTCGATGAACTCAGACTTCTTCTTGCTGAGCTGTGGTGACAGAGGCTGGAGCAGACGCACGAATGGGATCTGCATTTCGCTGCTGTCAAAGGATGCACCCTCGCCAGCGCTGTCAAAGATGTCGTCCATCACGTCGGTAGAGATAGAAGTCTCTTGTGCTTTTGTTACTGCGGTCATTTCATATTCTCCTGTTCAATCTGAGCATTCCAGATCATAAATAATTCAGTGGCGTCGAGCGCATTTTCATCAAGCTCTTCGTCTTTGCTTGAGTCCTGAGCCTTGATGAAATCCTCGTATTGCATCCACTCCACATTCGTGTAGTGTTCCGTAATCATTGGATTTCCTCCTCCATTAAACCAGCTTCATAGTTTTGTCGGGCACAGAACACTCTGTCCGCTTCCTTTTGGTCGTAATCTTCTGTAAAGCCATTAAGCCCGTGCCACGCATTCGTACTAATTTGGTGTAAGGGCCTTCCAGCTTCCGCCTCAATACCGGCGATGCTGTCCTGAGTGCGTACGTGCCCCGGCTCCTTATCCGCAGCGTCCAGCAAGAACTTTTTGCTGAACGATGTAGTCTCATCAAGCATGATAATCTGCTTTGCGGTCAAGTTGCCTATCCGCGCTCCCAAAGTGTAGAGCAGGTCTAACAGATCGTCTGTGTCAGTAGATAGTTTCATGTTACTTCCTCCGGATTTCTGCTGCGTTTGCAACGAATGCCCCGAACATATCGAGGTCGATTGGTTTACCACTCTCCATGCGCTCTTTAACAAACGCTTTCAGGGTCATGGGGTGAACGTAGGTTTTGGCCGAGGCATTGTAGCCGCGGTCCTGCAACATCCCGAGCACATCGCCCGCGACATTGTCTTCTCCTTTGCCGAAGGAGCAGGTGACATCGTTCTTGATGATGTCATCGAGGCCCTCGGTCCTTAGCCACCCCAGAGCTTCGTCCTTGCGGTCTGCTGGGATAGAAGCATGCACCATCATCTTACGAGTGACAGTCACCCCGTCTACGTCAATACGCTCCACGCCCATCTCATCCATGAGCGCAGGTATCTTGTCGATAGAAAGGTTTTGCTTATCAGCCTTGAGTGACTTGAGGTGCAGCTCAGTATCCTTGATCTGGTCTTCGACTGAGCGAAGCGTCTTTACAAGGTCACTGAGAGTCTTGCTGGTGCCTACATCTACATCGCCGAGGGCACCAGCTTCGTCGAAGATGTCGTCAAATATATCAGTCATAAGTTTTTTCCTCTTCAGGGTTGATTGTGGGCAACTTGTTTGCTACCCATAACCAGAACATAGAGACAGGGAAGAGGGTTGTCAATGGAGTTCTTTAAAACAAAACCATACCAACAGCAGCTTGAGGGTTTTCCCTTTAAGCTGCCACCGTATGCACATCAGCTGGAGGCTGTTTCGAAAAGTTGGGATCGCGAAGGTTACGCTTTTCTAGCTGACATGGGCACCGGGAAAAGTAAGATGCTTATCGACACCATAGGCATGCTATACTTAAACGAGGAGATCAACTTCGCTCTGATCATCGCACCCAAGGGTGTGTTTCGCAACTGGCCGGAAAAAGAATTGCCAGAGCACATGTCGGATGCAGTAAAGCACCGGGTGATTCGTTGGTCCTCTAGCTCCACCAAAAAAGCCAAGGAAGAGATGGCTTCTGTTAAGGACGACTTTGACGGACTTACTGTATTCGTAATGAACGTAGAGGCCTTCTCTTCTCTGAAAGGGCGGAACGCAGGGGAGTGGATGGCTAAACGATTTGGCGTGAACGGGTTGATCGCAATCGATGAAAGCACAACCATCAAAAACCCTAAGGCTAAACGAACCAAAGCACTGACCAAGATCGCATCTGGTTTCCAGTATCGACGAATCCTCACAGGATCACCTGTGTCGAACAGCCCAATGGATGTCTACTCTCAGTTCGAGTTCATCGGTTCAGGGTCACTGGGATTTGAATCTTACTACGCATTTCAAAACAGGTATGCCGTCACACAACGGCGCAGCATGGGTGCACATAGCTTCGATCAGATCGTAGGCTACCGAAACATTGAAGAGCTGACCGATCGTATCGACAGGCACGCTTACCGCGTTCGCAAAGAGGATTGTCTTGACCTGCCTGACCGCACTTTCACCACGCGCCTCGTACCTTTGTCACCGGAGCAGTTCAGGATGTATGAGCAGCTCAGAACCATGGCCTTAACCATGTTGGAAACAGGTGAACTGGTGACAGCGCCTGCGGTAATCACCCAGCTCTTGCGGATGCAACAGGTGCTGTGTGGGCACATCCAAACCGATGACGGGGAACTTAAAACCTTTCCCTGCCCCCGCCTAGATGCCGCCCTCGACATCGCTCAAGAAACCAGCGGGAAGGTTATCTACTTTGCACGGTTCCGCTATGACATCCAGCAGCTGGTGGAAAGGCTGCAGAAAGAGTTCGGGGAGCATTCGGCGGCTGCATACTACGGTGACACCACTGTCGAAGAACGAAGCCAAATCATGAAGGACTTTCAGAACCCAGACCACCCTCTCCGCTTTTTTGTAGGTAACCCTTCAACAGCAGGGTACGGCTTGACGCTAACACAGGCAAAAACAACTGTGTTTTACAGCAACTCCTTTTCACTGGAGCAAAGAATACAGGCACAAGACAGGAACTATCGCATCGGCCAGGATCAAAAAGTGCTTTACATAGACCTGATAAGTGATGGTACAATAGACCAGCACATCGTGCAGTCTTTGAAGAACAAGATTGATCTGAGTGCGAAAGTTCTAGGCGAAGAGGCAATGAAATGGCTAAATGTAAAACCATCGAAATAGGGCTGTTTAAAAAACTGCTCCAGTACAGCCCCCAAACAGGGAAGCTATACTGGAGACCTCGAGACGAAAGCACCTCACCAAGACCAGCGTCTTTCAACACCAGACACGCACACACTGAGGCGGGGTGCCAGAATGATAAAGGGTATATGCTGCTTTCGGTGTGCAACCAGAGGCTTCGTGCGCATCGAATTATATATGCCATGATGACAGGTGAGTGGCCCGAAGAGATCGATCATATTAACGGTGATCGATCGGATAACCGTTGGTCAAATCTTCGGAACGTGACCCATAGAGAGAACCGGGCAAACAGCTACGGGTGGTCTAAGAAAACCAGCTCAAAGTTTATAGGTGTGTGCAAGCAGACAGGCTCTGACCGCTGGAAGGCGCAGGCCAGCGTGAACGGTAAAGCCAAGCACCTTGGTTTGTTCGACTCAGAGATTGAGGCTGCTAAAGCACGAGACGATTTTGTGGCCAGCATTAACCCATACGCTAGACTGAATTTTCCAAAGGATCTGATATGACTGACAAGCTAGAAGACCATGACGACATCATAGAAGTATTCGTCGACTACAAGAAGGGTCTTCGAACCATGAAGACGGCCACCGCAGAGATGGTCCGCCTGGGGTTCGAGGAGAACGTAGCCTATGCCATGCTCAAGAGCATGAAGAAGCATAATGTCGTCGACATCCGAAACAAATCCTACGAGCCTCCGCAGCTGGTCGGCACCGACAAGAGTCGGAAACGAAGGGCTTGCACTGACGATGCAAGTGGGGTAGAAACAGACAACAAATGACGAGGATGCTATGCCCAAGAAGAACACCGCAGCCGACCTGAAGTTTCGCAACGTGGGTCTACTACTTGAAGATCACGAGATGCTCCGCCAGCTCGCCGACCGCGAGCAACGCTCGATGGCCCGCCAGCTTTCCGTCCTGATTCGGAAAGCGCTGGAGGATGCAGAGGAAGTATGATACCTTACCCCTGTCATACTTCCTCCCAAACTCGGACGGCCCTTGTGGCCGTCCTTTTTCATTGAGGTGAACACATGAGAAAACTGAACACGATCTACATTCATTGCACCGCGACCCGAAAAGAGTGGTGGGCGGACCGTCGACCCACTGAAAAGGTTGACGAGGTACGACGCTGGCATACACAAGGTCGAGGGTGGAGTGACGTAGGCTACCACTACCTCATCGATTTGGATGGAACAGTGGTTGAGGGTCGCCCCATTGAGAAGGCCGGTGCCCATGTCAAGGGACACAATGCCAACAGCGTCGGTATCTCCCTGTTCGGTGGCCATGGCTCGGACCAGTACGACAAGTTCGAGGACAACTTCACACCCGAGCAGGATCGTGCGTTGCGCAAGCTCATCGCGCAGCTCCGCATGGAGTATCCGTCGATCACAAAAGTCCGAGGGCACAATGAGGTGTCCCCCAAAATGTGCCCAGGCTTCCAGGCGGACAAATGGTTGAACAGCGCAGAGACCGAGAAGAAACCCGAGCGCAAGAAGATTGCGCAGACCAAGACAATCCAAGCTTCGTCTGTTGCAAAGCTGGCGACGCTCGCGTCACCTGCGACGATTGCCACTGTCGGTGGGCTGGAGTGGCAGAAGCTCCTGATCATGGGCGTGTTCGCCTTGGTGGCTCTGGTCGCGTTGGGGGTAGTTGACCTCGAGCGTCTCAAGAAATGGAACCTCGGAGACCGTTAATGTTCTTGCTCGGCAAACTGAAGATGTATGCGGCGCTGATTGGTGCGGCCTTGGTGGCAGTCGTGACTGTCTACTACCGAGGGCGTGCCGATGGCAGGGATGAGCTCGAATATGAGATCAAGGATGACCGCCTAGAAAAGATACTCAAAGCAAAGGATGTACAGGATGACGTACAAGCTCTTGATGACGATGTCCTGCTGCGGCGCTCTTCTAAGTGGGTGCGCAACGATAACGGGTGACACATACTGCGACATAGCCTCGCCTCTATACTTCGATTCCGACAAGACTGTCTCATGGTTGTTGCAGAATGATCGTAACCTCATGGTCGATATCATTGTCCACAACGAGACGAACGAACGGATATGCAGAAACTAAATGCCCTCAGCAGCCTGCTGCACGGTGTATCATTCCGTGATACACACGAGAGCCTGTGCTCCCGTGCGTGGCGCTTACAAAGTGAGAACAGGTTCTGGAAAATCTGGACCCATGTGTTCGGAAGGAGGCATTGCTACACCTCCTTCGAACACTACTGGCTTATTCCTCTGTCGGATCCTCATCAAAGTCCCGAGTGCGAATCGCCCACACCCGGTGCGAAGAACGGCTCTGATCAGGTGAGCTGAACACGTCAGCCTTGACGATGTCGCCAGAGGCGAACAGGCCATTGCACAGAGCACCCACAGCGCCCGCATCCATGCTCATCATCCGTGCCATCGTCGCCGTGCGCATCGGTCCGTGATCCTCGAGCAGATCCTTGATGTGCTCGTGAGGTTTGTAGTTGATCACCACATCTGGCGTTTCCTCCTCGTCGTCAAGATCATCGAAGATCGAACCTCGGACCACGGCCCGCATAGCACGCCACGGGACGTGGTCACGCTTGTCCTCGTAGTTCGGCATCAGGTGGGCTTCCAGCACGTCACCGTGCTTGATCTTCACGGCGCTGACGATACGCGCGTTGATGAACACCGCCTCGCCTTCTTCCGTTGCAGCAAAGGCGCTGCCCACTGTTGTGACCTGGTCTACGATGATGTTCTTTTTCTCAATCATATTAAGCATTGGTTGTCTCCGTTTGTGTTTCTTCTGTGTGGGCGTCCCGAAGGACTTCTACGATATACTCCGCAAGTGTCGCGCACCCTGTTCCCAAGGTCTGATCGCTGAGCCAGTCTACCTGCTCTCGGGTCAACGCTGCAAGGATGTCGCTGATCGATCCGTACTTCACGTTCTGTTGCGCCAGCTGGTAGCGGATGTCCCCTCGCCCCTTGGACGCAAGTCTTCCATGCTGTCGACCACGGTACAAGGCACTGTTGACCATGCTGTAAGACACATCCAGTGCCGCGGCGATCTCCTTCGGTTTCATTCCCTGCCGCTTCATCTCCCAGATCTGAAACGTCTGCTCTTTGGTTTGTTGTCCATGCATCGTGCTCTCCTTAATGTATGCTGTGGTCCATGTGGTGGACGGTAAATGACTCAGGTGTGTTGGCCACCTCAGACAGGTAGCGGAGGTATGCTGCTGTGTTCTGCAGCCCGTGAGCCATGCCCACAACCGTCAGGATAAAGGCGCACAGCATCTCCTCGTCGAAGTCATCAGGTAGGCTCTTCTGAAACGCTGTAACGACGTCGTATACAGCGTCAAGGGTGTCCTTCAGTTCTCGCTCCTCGGTCATTGGTCCTCCTCCAGCATTGCTTTGTAGCGGGCGATCCGCTCCTCCAAGATAGCCAGGTCCGTGCTCACCCAGGATGGTCGCACGCCCTGGTATTTGATGGCGATGTTGCTGCGTTCAGCGGACCACGCCGCGATGCAATCCTTGATCTCGTCTTGAGGTAGGGTCATTGGGTCTCTCCTTCTTTCACAATCAAATCCAAAGCTCGTTGGATGTCATACACGCTGGGCGTCGGGCCGCCGCGCTCGTAACCCTGCAGCTCGGCTCGTAGTGCGTTGCGCAGATCCCTCGTATACTCAAAGGCTTGGTTCAGTTTGTCTTGGTTCATGGTTCTCGGTCCTCGATCCAGTCATATACTTCCTGCAGGTCCACGCCGTAGGCCGCGCACCGCAGCACCAAAGCAAGTGCCTCGTTCAGCAGCAGCTGAACCGTGTCCTCTGGCAGGTTTACCTTGATCTTGGCGCTGCCGTCCTCGTCCTCAATTACTTCTTCCACTATAATATAGTCACTCATCTTGCTCTCCTTTCAGTTCTGCGAGGGTGGTGCGGGCTTTGTTCCCGCCATCTTCTTGCAACGCGTGTCGCCCGCTATCGCCTCCACTGTGTATCAGGCGGCACAGACGCGCCTGCTCTGCATACCATTCCAAGGTATCAACCGCCTTAGCCAGCTTCGCCTCTAGCTCCTCGACCCTCGCCTCAAGCCTCACGTTATCCGCTGCTATCTCTTCATACTCATCCTTGAAGTCATACTCTTCTTGCTCCCCCACAGCCTCATATGTCTTCTCGAAGATGTCAGGCTCAAGCAAGCCGAGTGGGATACGGTTCTCAAGCAGGTCTTTGTTGTCTTGTGTCATCTGTTCCACCCCTTGCGCTCCGTATAAAAGTCCTCCGCAATCGCACGTGCCAAATCACGGATCGTCACGTCCATGTCCCACACATCATCCATCACGTTCTCTATGTGATCCGCAAGGCTCGCAATGCTCACGGCCGTAATCTCATCCAGCAGTACGCCGCCGTCCTTGCCCCGTGGTCCTCGGTCCTCGAGCCGCGTCAGCTTTCCGACACCACTGTCTTGATACGCAGGAATTTGGTTCCAACGCTCGCCGTCAAACTGGTCCAGATAGTGGCTCGTCTCAGCGTTGCCGTCCGCGTTGACCCTCGTGTAGCTCACAGCGCGGATCATGCCCTTCCATGACCTGTTGTCCTGTGTCATATTCTCTCTCCTTGATTAAAATTCTGGCTCGCCGTTCTCCGCCAACGAAGGCAAAGAATATGCGTAGTCCCTGTTCCTCTTCGCACGCAGGTCAGGCACGTCGTCATACGATATGTTGTCCGACGCAATCAAACCAAGCTCGCGGAGCTCATGCTCTATATACAAAGGGATCGGTCCGTGGTCCTCGGTCATCCTTCCATCACTTTCTCTATGTGATCCGCAAGGCTCGCAATGCGCTCTTCGAGTATCGCAAGCTTCGCCTCAAGTTCTTCGATGCGGTCAGCGGACAAGCTGAACAAAGCTTCTGCTAAATATACTTCCTGCACATCGTCGCCAATCTGTGAGCGCAATTTTTTTACTGGATCGTCACTCATCTTGCTCTCCTTATCTATTTTCCAATCTAGGTGAAGCCAGTCAGTATCTTCTGGCATCATTTCTACTTTGTCACCATGAAGTTTCTTTAGTCTAGCCCATGCTCCTG